GTTCTCCTGAACGCAAGTCCCGCCGGAGACAGAAATGTCCCCGGCGGGACTTTTTTTGCGCGAATTTGAAAAAAGCTGTTGACAACTCTCCTTTCAGCTGGTATAATAACACACGTCGTCAGGGACGGCACACCAGCTATGGGGGATTAGCTCAGCTGGGAGAGCGCTTGCATGGCATGCAAGAGGTCACCGGTTCGATCCCGGTATTCTCCACCAATCAAGAGCAAAACGAACACAGAACCACCATTCAAATGGTCGGTAATGTGTTCGTTTTGTTTTGCGAGATTCCAAATGTCACCCTGACATGAAAAAAGCGCCCACGTTACCATCATCGGTAGCGTGGGCGCTTTTCTGTCTTAATTTACCGAAAATCGGAAAAAACTCCCGAAATATGAAGTTTTCTGCCAAAATGCAGACAAGCCGGGTACATATCGGCTAAAATTTCGGTAAAAGGAGACAAAAGGCTATGATTAGAATTTTGCTGTCTACCCGCCTCGGCGAAAGACGGATGACACAGAGCGAACTTGCACGTGCAACAGGGATTCGCTCCCAGACCATCAATGAGCTGTACCACGATTTTGCAGAGCGAGTCAGCCTGGATGATCTCGACCTCATTTGCGAGGCCCTTGACTGCGAACTGGATGACCTCATCGTGAGAGAACCCAACCCGGAGCGTAGGGTCAAAGAGGTGCGGCACATCCCTCAGACCGTGAACAAGTCTCGCAAGAAATAACCTCTCCTGCCCGGATGCGTCAAGCGTCCGGGCTTTTTTCGTTCTCATCCGGCACGAATTCCAGAAGATCTGCGGGCTGGCAGTCCAGAACGGTGCACAGCTTGTCCAGAACGTCCAACGGAATATGCTTGACAGAGTTGTTGTTCATGCCCGACAGAGTGGGCTGGCGAATCCCGGTCATTGCGACCAAATCCTTTTGTTTGATGCCTTTTTCGGCAAGCACGGCTTTCAACTTGATGCGAATCATGTAAGCACCTCCCTTTTCTTCACTATATCACACTTACCTGAAAATTGCAACGCTTTTCGTAAAAATATTTACGAAAAATGTTGTTTTACTATTGACACACAACGAAATTCGTTGTATAATATAGACATAGAGAGGAGGTTACGAGGTGCAAGGGAGCAACCCAAAGGGGGTGATGCTCCATGACAAGCAAGGAATTTGCAAAGCTCACCAGAGCCGAGCAGGTAGCCCGCTTTGAAGCATACAAAAAAGCGGCTCAGGATCGCACCCTGAACCGCTAACCGCTAAAAGCCCGTTATCCACAAGCCCCTTGCACCTCCATTTTATTTTTTTATTGAAGATTTGTCAAGAGTAAATCGGAGGTTTTCAGCATGAAGTTCATTGACATCAACCGAGAGTTCACCGCAGCAGCCAACAGCTACATGGCGCAGGGCTACTACATCAACGCCGGAACGATGGGCGGCAGCCAGGGCGAGGTCGCTCACATCGACCTCACCAACGGCACCGAAATCATCCGGGTGCTGCTCACCACGTTCAACAATTACCTCGGCACTGAGGGCGTGGAACTGATTGTCGGCCGGGTCAAGGACGACATCAAGCCCAATCAGGAAGACCGCTGGAACACCGTCTGGAATGAGCGTCTGGAGGTCATCAGCAACAAGAAGTTCTACCGTCTGAACAACCGCGCACAGGATGGATTCTACGGCACAGAGGAGGAAGCAAACGCCGCCGAGGAGAAGCGGTTTGACCGCTACAAGAGCCGCCGCAGCAATGACAGTGCGGTGGATGTGACCACAAAGGCCGCTCCGATGGTCAAAAAGTACATCCACGAGAAGTTCGGTGTCCGGCGCGTGAAGATGGACGACATCAAGGTCGTCAAGCACGGTGGCCGCTACACCGTCACCTACCACAAGCACGCTGCACAGCTGCACTAAGGGGAGGGCGCAAAGATGGTCACGATTCAGAGCCAAAACTTCGGCGTTGAGATTGAAATGACGGGCGTTTCCCGCGGAGCAGCCGCCTCCGTCATCGCCAACTACTTCGGTGTCGGCGGTATCCACTTTGCAGGTGGCACCTACCAGACGTACGAGGCCAAGGATAGCAAAGGCCGCGTATGGAAGTGCATGAGAGACGGTTCCATCACTCCCCGGCGGCGCAGAGGTGGTGCAATCGTAGAGGCAGACGATACCTACCGCTGCGAGGTCGTGACCCCGATTCTCCAGTATGAGGACATCACCGACCTGCAAGAGGTCATCCGGGCACTGGTCAAGAAGGGTGCCATGGCGAACAGCTCCTGTGGTATCCACGTCCACGTTGATGGTGCGAACCACACGCCCGAAAGCCTCTGCCGGCTGCTGAACTTCGCCACCGGGCGGCAGGATCTGTTCTACGAAGCCCTGCAGATCGGCAGCCGCGCAGACCACTGGTGCCACAAAATCAACCCTGCCCTGTTCCGTGAAATGAAGAAGAACGGCCGGGCAAGCCGGAACGATGCAGAGCGCATCTGGTACAGCGTGGCGAATGATGGATACGATGGAGGTGTGGATTCTTCCCACTACAACAGCACCCGGTATCACGGCATCAACCTCCACGCATTCTTCACAAAGGGCACCGTGGAGTTCCGGCTGTTCAACGGAACCACCCACGCCGGGCGCATCAAAGCATACGTTCAGTTCTGCTTGGCAATGAGCGCATGGGCTATCAACTGTGACCACGACAACCTTCACTTCAAGTCCATCAGCGGTTACACCCAGCAGCAGAAGCACGATTTGATGATGCGAGTGCTCACCAAGCGTCTTGGCATGAGAGGTCCGGAATTCAAGACCGCCCGGCTGCATCTCACCTCTGCATTTTTGACAGAGGCCGAGAGCGAAAATACCGCCGCCTAAAAACCGAAAAGCTGCGCTATCTGGCTATACGGGCATTTGGAGGATATGACAATGAAACTTTACAAATACTCCGGCACCATCGAGGAGCTTGCCGTTGAACGCGGCCGAATCTCCTATATCAAACTCTTTGATGTGACTGACTTCGACAAAGCACCAACCAGACTGGAAGTCTTCGGTGCGCTCGGCAAGTACATTGAGGCCATCGAGGGAACCGATGTCGAAGAGCGGTACATCAAGAGTGATTGGTACTTTGACAGCAACCTGTATCTGCGCCGCATTGAAGTCCCCGGCGTGGGCGATTGGCCGGCAAAGATTATCACCCAGTCGCCTGACGACATCGACCAGCTGGAGATCTTCGGAGAGCGGGAGTACATCGAAACCAGCAAGCCGAAGTCGATGCCCGGCGAGGAAGTGAACCGCTGGCTGATGTGGGAACGCCAGAACATGAAGTAAGGAGGTTGTGACCATGTTCAGTATTACCGATAATGAGAGGTTGCGGGATGCGTATGCGCTCTTGATGTTCATGCAGAGCGACATTCCCGCCTCTGCCGAAAAGAGGGCTGCCGTGAAAAACTTGGCGGCAACTATTAAGAGGGAGATTCGGAATTACAATAACCGCCCCGCTCCTGATGTGCATATCATCTGTGCCGACTATGACGGCCGTCTGGAGCTTGTTCAGCTGCCTGATGAATTGGACAAGGCGCACAAGGCGGATGCCGCCGACTGGTTCCGCAACAACTGCTATCTGGAAGCTTACAACAGCCCCTATGACTGCACAGGGCAGGAGTTCACGAACCGATACAAGTTATTTCGGCGGCGCGGTCACTGGTTTGCATATCACTCGGTTAGCCGAGATGTTTAAGGAGGAAGTACAATGACGGACGAAAAAGCTATCGAAAAGATGCTCTATGACCAGCAGCAGGGCTGGCCGCTGTGCCCCCGCTGCGGCGAGAGGATGCCGGACAAACTGACCCACGGAGCACTGAGCCGCCACGCCAAGGGCGTGTACATCTGCGAGGCCTGCGGCACCGATGAAGCTCTCCGGGACTGGACCGGGAACGTCAAACCGCTGTCCGACTGGGTGTTGGTTCGCGTATACAATGGAGATTTATGGAAAGAGGCGAAGTAAAATGAGTAACATTGAAAAATTTGCTCCGAGGCTGAGAACGCTTATTGACGAAAGCGGGATTACTGTGCGTTCGCTGGCAAAAGATTTGAATGTGTCGGTTGGCGTTTTGTCTGATTGGCAAAACGGAAACAAGACTCCAAGAGGAGATTCTATTATGAAACTCACGGAATATTTCGGTGTCACTGCTGATTATCTGTTGGGTCTGACCGATGCAAGCACGATAGATGCCGATATTAGAATTTCGTGTGACACTACCGGTCTTTCTGAAAAGGCAGTCAAGATACTTTCCGGCATGGAAAAGTCGGACGTTGAAAAGCTGTCCAAGTTGATTGAATTCTACAGCACCATCCGATAAACAAAAAATCCCCCTCCACTTTGCCTACACATACCCCGCGAGGTTCGCAGGGCTTCGACAAAGCAGAGGGGGATTTTTGCGCGCTACCGAGGCAGCCAAATATAAAATCAAGAGTGGACCATGCCGGGCCACTCTCTACAAAAGCCGAAGCTTTTCAAGTGCCTCTATTTTACACGGCACTCATGCAGCAGTCAAGACTTTTTGCCCAGTGCTGCGGTCATAACATCAAAGGCGTGTTCGATGACAGTATCCAGCACCTCGTCGGTGATGGCCCAGCGGATAGCCGCCGGGCACTTGGTGCGGAGAGCAGCGAACACCTGCTTCTTCTTTTTGGCACCCTGACCGCTGCCCATGATGGACAGCTCGGCCTTTTTGACCAGTTCCAGAGCCAGATCCTTGACGGTGGCCTTGTAGCCCAGCCGGATGCCACCGACTGCCAGAGCAACGAAGCCCAGCAGCATCAGTGCGATGGCGATGGGCGCAGGGATGAAGCTCAGCATAGCTTCCATGATATTGCCTCCTATAAGTATCAGCGGCGCGGGGAGCCACCCCTGCGCCGTTTTGTCGTGTTGGTTATATCGGATGTTTCACAGGTACTTGGAAGCCCCGGAGATGGCCTTCCAGCTGGCAGGGCCGCAGATGCCATCCACGGCCAGCTTGTGCTTCTCCTGCGCTTTCAGCAGGGCGTTTTCGGTTTTTTCTCCAAAAATGCCGTCCGGGGTCAGCCCCAGCAACCGCTGGAGCATCTTCGTGGCGGTTCTGTTCACATCGCCCACGCTGCCCCGGCGGATCGTCGGCAGGATGAACGTGTTGTAGGTCGTGCTGGGATAGTGCTTCGGTGCATCGCAGAGCCACGTCGCCTTTGTGTCGCGGGTATCGGTGTGTACGATGGCGCAGCCGTCATACCAGTAGATGCCTACCGCCTTGAAATACTGGGTGGCGATGATGCCCAAAGCCACAGGGTTGATGTTGCGGTCTTTCATGCGCCAGTCAGCCGCCATCCCATAACGGTGCTTGCTGCCCGAACTGCCTTTAACCGCCGCATTATGCGGAATACAGCGGTAGCCGCTGGTAATTTTGATGGGCTTGCCCAGCTTTTCCCGGACAGCCTGCATCTTCTCTACCAACTCCGAATCCACCATCTGCCGAGTACACCCGCAGGGGCATTTGAACTCCTCACGGGTGAAATTTTTGCTCAGGGCTGATGTGTCGCTGGCCTGATATACGATGACTCTCATGTAGAAAACCTCCTTCAAGAGAAGTCGTGCTTTTGAAGCCGCTCATTGTACACCCGTTTGATATTCGCTACCGCACAGATGCAGCGGTTGTTTTTGTAGTCGGGGTGACTGCGGCAGTAGTCCTCATAGGCATCAATGACGGCCAAAATCTCGATAAAATGCTCCCTCGTGTGGTGCTTATCATCAATCAGTTCGTCATTGAAACGCAGGATCTGAGTACGCAGAAGATTAGCATTGCGCTCATCATCAACTTGGATATGCTCCTCCAGCTTTTTCTGGGTCTGCTTCTGCTGTTCTAGCACTTCAGCATTCAGGGCGTGTCCGATGATTTTCGCAAGCCTGCTCCACGGATTGATCTTGATGGGCGAAACCTCAATGAGCGAGAGCAGCACCAAAACCATCCCGCCACCGCTCCAGAACAATTCTTTCAGATTCACAGCCATCCCCCTCACTGAACCAGCGCGGCGATTGCCTGCAAATCAAAAATCGGAGCATCAAAAAACGCTCTCGCCCACAGCCAGTAGTCTTCGGACTCCGGGCGGCGGTACTTTTGGCAGAGTGCCGATGCCCAAACCCGGTTCCAGCGGGTCTGATAGTCCGCATCTCGACGCTCAAGGCTCCGCTGGATGTTTCCTACCAGATCCCCGCGCAGGGTGCCGTTACCGTCATCATCCTGCACAAAGCAGTCCATGCCGTTCTGGCTCCCCACAGCACACACACGCTGGTTTTTGTGCATAAGAAAACCGTCCTGACAGGTCAGGGCGGTTCCATAAGGAATATTCACTTTTCCATCTATGCCGTCGAAGCGCGCCCGGCGGCGGGCGATAAAGCGTTCATGCTCCACCATGGGTTAGACCTGCTCTTTCTTCTCGGCGAGCATACCGGTCAGCTCGGAGTAGTGCTCATCGGTCAGTTTGCCGGCGGCGTAGAAAATATCGATCTTCTCCGCCAGACCATCGGTACTGCCGCGCTCGATCATGCGCTTGCAGGTGCGATACAGAACCATTTCCGTTGCTTTGCTCATTGCGTTTTCCTCCTATCAGGTATTCTCAGTGTCATCCGTATCGGAGACATTCAACTCCAAAAGAGTCAGGCGATAAGCCTGATCCACGTTCATCTCGTCGGCATCCTCGATGGCACTTTTGGATTCCATGATCCAGCTGCCGATGTCGGTCTGCTCCAGCATGACCGTTTCCAGCTCATCACCCATCTGATCGCGGTCGAACAGCTGGTACGGCGTCCCGGCATAAGAAATGCCCGAAGCATCAGGCTCCGGGCAGAGGATATAACAGCCGTTGTCGGCTTTTTTGATGTAGGTCACGTCCTCGGTCAAGGCAAGGACGGTGCCATCACTGGCTTTGATGATTTTGAACAAGGTACTTTACCTCCAAAAATTGCATAGCAAAGCCGCCGCAGACGCAGCAGCCGCCCATGGTCATCAAAATTTTTATAGTAGGCTTCTTGGCAGTTCATATACTGCGCCACCTCCTGCAGGGTACGTTTCCCGGCCAGCCATTCCCGGTGGAACAACTTCAGTTTCCTCCGTGCGCGTATCACACCATCACGGCTACCATTGACTTTGATTTTCCCGGTCTCAGTCAAGGTAAAACGAGCCTTGCACCAGCGGAAAGGCTTTGTCAGAGGGATGATCTTGCATTTCTTCTTGTTGACCGGGATGCCGCGGATTTCAAACTGGCGCACGATAGCGCGGCCCAGCTTTTTCAGATCTTCGATATCCGGGAGAATGATGCAGTAATCATCCATGTAGTGTCCGGCGCTATGCGTGGACATCTGGCATTTGATCCAGTTGTCCACAGCACTGGGCATTGCCGCCATTTCTTGTTGGCTCGGCTCAACGCCCAGCGGCATCCCACGGCCCGGAAATTCGCCGGGAGCAGTATCAATAATGGTATCTGCTATCCGCCGAAAATCAGGGTTCAGGATATACCGCTGGTGCCGCTGATAGATGATAGAATGGGGTGCATAAGGAAAGAACTTCTTCAGGTCGAGCAGTAACACCCCGCCCGCACGGCCATACTTGCGGTAATGCCGTGCCAGCTGCTGTTTGATGCGCTTGATCTGCCAGTGCAGTCCCTTACCAATCCGGCTTGCACCGTTGTCATAGATCATGCTGGGGTCGTAAAGCGGCTCCAGCACTTCCTTGCTGATGACCTTGTGGATTTGTCGGTCTGTAATATGAGGAGCGTCAATCCCACGAATCTTGCCGCGTTCGCAGACCGTGAAATGAACGTATTTCTTAGGCCGCCACCTTTTTGCCAAAATAAGCCGCCGCTGCTTCGCTGTGTTGGAAAACAGATGCCGCTCAAAGTTCTGCGTGCTCTGCTTCCAGCGTACACCGTTGCAGCATTTCCGGCCGTATTTGAACATCGTGTGGTAGCTGAACACTTCTTCCAACGAACCGAGGGCGGCACAACGGGCTTCCTGTCTGGCTCGGCGTGCTGCCCGGCGGCGCTGGTATCGTGCTTCATGGCGCTCCTGACTTGTCATAAAAGTATTCGCTCCTCGTACAGATGAATTGTAGGGCATCGTCTAATCTGCTTTATGCCGGCACATGAAACGCGGTAAGATGCATCCCGCGCCATGCAAGAAGCGTCCGTGTCGGCATATCGAAAAGCAGTTTTAGAGGTTTGACCCTCAGGGAAGTACCTCTCCTTTTGCTATGGTCGTCTTTCACCTATGGCTACTCCATGTGACCAAGCATTGCAAAATCCGGGCACAACACCATACGCATTGTTAGCGTTGTTATAGTCCAACGACCCCGACGACGAAACCGCGCAGAAGTAGTTGTTGTTGTTGATGTTGTTGTAGTTCGGCGACCGCAGCCACCAGACCGCCGCCGCAGGAATTGACAGAGATACACCCACTTAAAAATCAGGCTTTCCGATTGACCGTTCCGATCATGCCTTGCAGCAGGTCGTTTTCCTTGTCAATCAGCTCACCCAACTTTTGAGCCATTTTGTCCAGTCTTTCAGTTGCTTTCTTCGCATCGACACTTTTCCCTGAGGGAGTTGTGAAACATCCCTGCGGGTTCTGGGTCATGATGAGATAGCAGTGAGTCAACCGAACATCCAGCGCCATCAGGGATGCCCGCGCTTCCAGAAGATGTGCTTTACGAAGCTGGCGCCGCTGATCGTCGGAGGGATAGATGCTGTTTGCCTTTTCGGCATGGTCTATCACCTCACCCGCCAGCTTTGCAACCGGTTCTGCAATCAATCTGGAATACCTTGCGGAAATGCGGGTCAGGAAGTTTATCGTTTCAATGTAAATCGCATTGGCGACATTCACATACTCCGCCTTGCTTTCTGTGCGCTTGGATTTCAAAACTGACATGATACTTTAGTCTCCTTCGGGGTCATCAAGATCGATTTCCCCTTGCTCTCGCTCAACTTCTTCCAAATGCTTGAGCAGCACATACTCTATGTAGTTCGTGATGGACCGATGCTCTTTTGTTGCTAGAACGCCGATCTTATCAAAAACTTCATCGGACAGGCGCAGTGTAAAGACGCGCTTGTTAGTTGCCATACAATACCTCCTGACAAACAGGTTTTAATAGTATTGTATAGCGTTTTTTGCGCCGTGTATGCACTCATAAGACAGTTGAGTGATAGCACTTTCGGTATCTTTTTTCAAAAAATCGAGCGGGGCGCTGACGCGCCCTTAGGATTTTTTGAGGTAAGTTTGCTGGTTTCCGCCCACTTCCGTGGGCTTGAGCAGGTCGAGAATCCCTGCGGGGGATTAGACAACAAAGCCGGGCACAACACCATACGCATAGCTAGCGCTGGCATAGCCCAACGACCCCGACGACGAAACCGCGCAGAAGGAGACGTAGTTGGAGATGTTGTAGTACGGCGACCGCAGCCACCAGACCGCCGCCGTTCCGGTGGCGGAATGTTTATTGGCAACTTTGCTGTTACCCGCTTTGAAGTAATCGTACTGTGCCTGATAGTTCGGCTCCGCATCATTGCAATACTGGTGCGTTGCAAAGACCTCATACTCGGACAGCAGGAACAGATAATCCGTGGTAGAGGACACGTTGCTTGCGGTATTGCCGCCACCCTTATTATCCGTATACTTCGTGCAGGACTTCATCACCGCCCGCAGGTCGGCGGGGAGTGCAGCCAGCAACGTGTTGGCGGTCGGGCTGGTGGGAGAACTTGCGCTACCCAGTACCTTGCTCCGCATCTGACTGCTCCCCCAGCCACCAGAGTTCGTGTTGCTGGTGTTCATCGTGAATGCACCAGACGTGGAAGTCGTGCTACCGTAGCTGCTATCCACCAGACCAACAAACTTGCCGCTGATCTTGCCCAACAGGAAGTGGATGCGGTTGCTGCCCTCCTTGCCGGAATTGTGGTTGAAACCGATGATAAAGGCATCAACTTTCAAGCTGGAGATTGTAGTTGCACCCACCTTGCCATTGATGGTTACGGACTTCGTGGCACCAACAGACCAGTAGTTTGCACCCTGCCCAGCATCGCTGACAGCCTTGATGACTGCCCAACTGTTGCTGCTGAGCGTTTTGGACACCAGCGTAACGGCCACCGTGAAAGTCTTGCTGGACGGTGCAGTATAGTTGGTATCTGCACCCACATTGACCGTAATAGTGGCACTGCCGGTCGCCTTTGCGGTCACCGTGATGGTGGTGCCGGAAACACTTACCGTTGCAATGTTCGTACTGCCAGAGGATGCGGTCACCGTACCGCTGCCCGGCCGCGTAACAGTGATGGTGCCAGAGGTTTTCGGGTAGGTCAGGCTCAGACTGCTTGCGGACAGCGTAATACTGCCGGTCGCCTTGCCGATCGTCCACGAAGCGCTCTTGGCCGTAGTCGTCCCATCCGACCACTTATAATTGGAAGTCGGGGTAAAGGTGGCGCTGTAGCTGCCAGCGTTGGTTGCGCTGCTCGTGCCACCGATCGTCAGCTGAGAACTGTTATAGTTGCTCCACGACGGGGACTGCGCCGAGCCATTGTAAGTCACGCTACCGGTCTGTGCCGGCACATTCTTGACCTCGGCTCGGCCAATCGTCCACGACACACTCTTGGCTTCCTGCGTGCCGTCCGTCCAGACATACTTGCCGATGGGCGTAAACGTGGCCGTATAGGTGCCAGCATTGATGCCGGAGGTTACGCCCCCGATCGTCATCATGCTGCTGTCATAGCCTTTCCATGTGGGACTCTGGGTGGAGCCGGTATAGGTCAGGCTCCCGCTCTGGGCGGGCACGGCCTGAATCGTCAGGGTCAGCACAGAAAGCGCATCAATGGCTTCCTGCACATTCGCCGCCGAAATGCCGGACTTGCTGTTGTCATAGGAAATATCTGCCGCAGTGCCGCCGGACGAACCGCCGCCACCGCCAGCATTAAAAGGACCCCATGCCATAAATCAAGCCTCCTCTGCCGCTGATGCGGCTTCAATGATGTGATACTGAGCGGAAATCGCAGCACTCGGAACGGATGCCGCCCGGAGGCGTAAAACACCGGCCATGCTCTCCGTCGATGTGAAATCCGCCGCCCGTGCAACTGCGCTGCTGGACGGGTCAACATCCACTCCCACGCTATCTGCCGCCGTCAGACCATCCACCTTGATGTCGATGTACTTCGTATACCCGGGGACGCTGGAATCGGACTTCCAGCCGGTGACAGGGATGGAGAACGAAACGAATGTTGCCCGGTCTGCTTTCAGTCCGTACATTTCTTCCAGTGCAGCAGCGGCGGTAGATGCGACTTTGGCGGTAGCATTGCTGGACTGGGATGCAGCGCTGCGGAGCTGATCCAAAGTTGTGAGCGCATTGCTCAAAGAAGTCACCTCCCATAAAAAAATAAGGGGCAGCGGTGAATATTCTCCGCCGCCCCTTTACTCATGAGATCTCAGAGGCTTACTCGCCGTAAATCTCTGCCAGCATCTCGGACACCTCGGCATTGGTAGCCGTATGGTTCGCAATGGCCTTATCGATGGTGGTATTCATGCCGTCCAGCTTGGTCTTATCCGCAGCGGACATCAGGCCAGCCTTGGTAGTGGTAGCCTCGTCGTAGGTGGTATCCTGAGCCGGAATGCCCAGACCGGTGATGTCAGCCTTGGTCACAGGAGCGGCAGCAGTCACATGACCCTGCTCATCCACAGTGGTCTTATACAGGCCGCTGGCATAGGCGGTGTGGGCCGGGTGCTCATACTTGTTGGCACCCTCGGCGATGGCATCCAGCTTAGCTTTCAGCTCATCGGTGAAGTCGTTGGCAGACAGACCCTTGCCAGCCTCTTTCTCCACATAACCGGACAGGTCAACGAAACCTGCCAGCACATCGTACTTGTAGGCATCGCCGACCTTGACCACCACAACATTGGTGCCCTTGGGATATTTGTTGCCCGCACCCTCGACGAAGTTGGCGGTGGTGGTGAAAGCATCGGTCACGTTGTAGACGTTGCCCAGAACGTCCTCAGCCAGAGCAGGCAGCGCAGCAAAGGCCACAGAGCCAGCGGGCTTATAGACAGCGCTGATCTTGGCGTTGATCTCGTCCTTGGTGTAAGCGTCGGTGATGCCGTATCCACCCAGAGTAGTGGCCTTGTCGGCCTTTGCAGCCAGAACAGTAGCCAGAGCTTCGTCGAGGTCAGACTGGGAAATCTTCGCCTTGTAGGCCAGTGCAGCCAGACCCTTGATGGCAACATCGGTACCAGCCACGGAAATGCTACCGTTCTTGGAGCCGGTGGCAACCAGAATGTCCACCATCTTCTCAGCGATGGCCAGGGCAACGCCGTTCACCTTAACGCCCTCCAAGACGTTGGCCTGTGCGCCGACATCCTCCAGAGCCTTGATGCGCTTGTTCTGGGCCTCGTCAACGGCCTTCTGCTTCAGACCCAGCTCCTTCAGTGCGCCCAGCTTTGCGAGCTTCTCAACATTGTAAGCCATAATAAGTATCCTCCGTAAATTGTTGTTTGGTGTTTATTTGTCGTAGATTTCGGCCAGCATTTCGGATACATCATCCGTAGCTGCCATCTGGTCTTCGGAAACTGTGGCGTGGACAGAAATAACACCGTCTTCGGTCACTTCCACGCCGTCGCCAATTTTCACGCAGCCCAGCCGGTCACGGGTCGCAATTACCAGTTCACCGGTGCCACCTCCTTTCCCGAACAGAGTGACGACTGCCTGAATATCAGCTTCCGGGATGCGCTGAGAGAAAAAGCGAACAATACCGTTCAAAGTCTCGCACCCGTTCAGGACACCCGCCTTGTTCGAAATAGAAAAGCAGCTGGCAGTTGCGGAACCGCTGGGCCAAAGCTCAGGGGTGCAGTCTGCCAACTCTGCATCGTAGGTATACGCATACGGCATTTCACCCTCGCTGTCCGATACGGCTTCCCAGCCGTCCACAGAAAGGGTCAGGTCGTATTTGCCATAGTAGCCGCCGGAGCTGCCGCCACCACCGCCGCCGCTTTCCTTGATAAGCTCTTTGACCCTGTCTTCCGACATGATCTGGCCGGATTCCTCCAGCTCTTTCAGAGCCTTACTGGTGGCTTCGGTGATGATTTTGGCATGGGCATCCGGGGCATCGTTGTGCTGTGAGATCTCCTTCAGCACCATTTCCCGCACCATCCGCATAATTGCTTCAACCTGCGGGTCAACGGTGAGCGAGATATTGGCTTTGGTCGAAACGGCCAGCAACACAGCAATTTGGAATTCATGGTCAGCAGTACCGATGGCCGGGATCTCGACGCCCCGATCATCCTGCATCAGAAAGAGCAACGTGTCCTCCGGGTCATCATTGAGGCGGCCGAACACGCCGATTTGGTGCATGAAGTACGGCTCATCTGCACCGCCCGTCCAAATGCTGACTTTGCGGGCTTTTTCGCCCTTGTATTCCACGGTGTCGATGCCCAGCAGTTTAAGCTCATAGGTATCACCGCTGACTGCCGTTTCCTCGGACAAGTCGGTGTCAATGGTGCCCGTGCCGCTTACAGCACGGGTGATGGTGAGCGCACCGCCCGAAATGGACTCGGACAGCATCGCAGCACCGGCGCTGGTATATGCATATTTTTCCCAGCTCATAACGATTTCCCTCCTAACTTGATGGTGACGGTTTCATAGGTCTGCGCAGGTCTGCCAGATGCAAGCGCCTGTGCAGACACAGCCTTGGCGTGGATAGTTCCGGGCAGCGCAATGGTCGTTTTCATCCGAGTTGTGCTGACCGCACCAGCGGCGCAGGCGTGTGCGCTGACTGCCCGCGGCTCGATAACACCCGGCATAAGAACCGTGTAGGACATCGTTGTGGCGCAGGGAATCGCTGCAACATAGCACGCTTTCGGCTCCGTTTCCGTGTAGTAAATGACGCTGTCCAAATGCGACCGAAGATTTTTGTAGCAGATGATTTTTTGCAAAACCTGCTGATGTTTGGCCTCATTGATTGCAGCGAAATCAACCGTGATACGGAGTTTGAAGTGGTACGGATCGCCGCCGTACTCAAACCACTCCAAAACTTTGGGATTGGGATAAATCGCAGAAATGGCTCTTTCAACAGCCGCTTTTGTGCCACGGTGCCGGTGAACATAGAAGCTGTCCTTGATGGTTTTTCTTTTTTCCTCAAGGGTGTAGGATCTATCGTACCAGTCCACGGCGAAGTCCCGAGCCAGAATGTCAAGCAGCCATTCGGGCAGTTCGTCGATGCGGGTATAAATCCGCAGGGAGTCGATTTCATCCTGCCGGGATTCCATCACCTTGGCTATGGCCTGTCCCAGAGCCACCGTCTTAGGGTCTTTTTGGAGCGCGATCGGAAACTGCTGCATCATGTTGTCAGCAGTCAGGCCGTGGTTACTCATCCTCATACCCTCCGCTCTTTATCGTCACCGTGCCCAACTTTGCCACTTGCGGAACCTTGTCGTTGCGGTCAAGGGATGGCGCACCGTCTTCCAGCGGAGTAAAGGCGGGCTGTTTGAGGTCTACACGTTTGATGCCGGCCGAAAGAAGCAGATACCGCAGCCTGTCAGGGTTGATGTCCCTGCCCATCTTGCCGGACTGCCAGCGGATGTACCGCTGCACAGCCTCATTCACGCCGGACTGAGCTTCACTTGCGGAAATGCTTCCGTCCCGGGTCAGGTAATAGGTCAGGTCGATATTATAGGGTACTTCTTCCGGGTCGCCAGAGATCACATAGTCAGTCAACGGCCGGATTTCATCCGGCGAACAGGCCGCAACCATAGCACGCTTGGTTTCCTCGCCAGCCACGCTGCCATCATTCATGACGGCGTATAGGCAAACTGTGCCAGGGCTGGGCGAATTGGCAATGACATCTGCGATTTCAGTGGAAACCCTCTTTGCAAAGTATTTGTAGGCACCAATCGGGCCAGCATCAGACCATGCACTCTGGCTGTCACGCATCAGCTCATAAAATTCCTCGTCGTCCGGGGCATCAGAGCCGTTTGCACTAACCGTGATATTGGAGCAGCCAGAATAGTAGTCGTAGATGTCAACAGCGGTGTGGATGTCACCCACAGCATAATCATTGCCAGCCGTGCCTACGGTCTGGCAGGTCACTTGAACATCCGCGTATGTTGCGCCGATGGGAACGTACTCATCTGCGGAGGTTTCCCAGTACAGGGCTGCATTGTCGTCCGTGACACGGGTGCCGGCCGGAATCAGTACCGCCGTCTGGCGGGGTTCGCTGATGTAAAAGCGCATGGTGCAGGTCGCCGCCGTAGGCTTGGGACGCTCCTGCAAGTAAAACAGCTCGGCCAGGCCATCCAGATACTCGCCCTCTGCGCTGCTGGGTAAGTTTTGGCTGCCTGTCCAGTTGTTCTGAGCACGCTCGTACATGATGGCATCCTCAACCCACGAAATGAAAAGCCGTTCCGGGCTGCCGGGCATCACAGTTTTGCCAAAGAACTGCTCATACCCTGTGACAAGCAGCCTGTCCAGCTCATCCATGTCCGTGGACACGAACTCGTAAGTTTTACGCACTGATGCTCACCTCCACGACGGGCAGCATCCGCCCGGGAGTGTCAGGGGCTTCCTTGAAGGTAGTCCCCATGTAGGTAGCACGAGGTTCAAATCGCTCGATGGCCTCCTTGATGGCAGCGCAGAGCATAGGCTGCGCCACGTTTTCCGGCCGGTCGAGAATGTTCGCAATATCAATGCCAAATTCCCGATAGCAAGGCACTGTGCCTTTCGGTGTGGACAGGATGACGGCGATGTTCTGCAGAACGCTGGTTACGGTATCCTGTTCTCCCAGGGAAATGGTGGTCAGGTCGTTTGCCGATACCAAGTAGTTGCTCACAAAAATCACCTCATTCTCTCTGGTATTCCAACAAAGAAACGCTTGCGGTAATCCATGTCGGCGTACCGAAAGCGTTTGTGTGCAGGGTCTTAAATTTTGCAGATTTGATAACCCACCGATAGCTGCCGTAGACCACATTGCCGAGAACGAACGGCAACGTAGTCCCGTTGAGGACACATTCTTTCAGCCGTTCCCGCTCCTTGGTGGGATTTACGCCGAGGTATGCGGCCAACTCAATGTCAAACGTGATGGTTTGAGCATCGGTGCCTGTCAACTCGGTCAAGGCCGGGCCTCCGGCGCGCTGGTGGGTCGTGTATCTGGCCGACACATTCTGCACCATGTTCTTGATGGTCTCGACATGACTATCAAACACGGAAAAGCTGATGTCTCCGAGGCAACCAACGATCACGGATAAATCCCTCCCAGAACAAAACCATCAGCATTGAAGCACGGGAGGTACAGGCAGACCACCGTATCATCAACGGCCGGCAACCACCACACCACATGAGACTTGTGCTGATGGTCGGTGGAGTTGTCCGCTCCGATAACCTTTTCCTCTTCATCCCAAATCTGGCGGGAGCCATCCATGGTCTTTTTGATTTCAAGGTTGTAGGGGCTGGGGTGGATATACTGGTGATTATGCTCACCGGCTGACTCCGTATAGACAATGGCTTTGTAGTGCTGCATCACCGGGAGCCAGCCGGACGTGATGCCGGTGTCCTCAAACTTACAACGGACAAGGCGCTTTTCTTTGTTCACATCGGTGACTTTACCGAGGCGAACATCAACAGCAGTGTTCATCAGTACCCTCCTAAAACATGACGGCCGGAAACCTGCGTGGTGTACCCGCCAGAGCCAGTCACGGTATGTTTGGCCTGCTTCACGATGTACTTTCCATCCCACGGCCCGAAGTCCTTAGCCTCAAACGTCAGACCGGCCACCTTGCCCGGATCACCGGAATAGGTAAAGCCCACCTGACGCTCAAACTTGTTGTGCAGTCGGAGCTTTTTGGCAGCCAGTTCTTTGGCCTCGGCCTTGCTCGTGACCGGGGCATAAACTTCCAGCTGCTGGTTGGTTTTGCTCTTGGCATCGTAGTCCTTGACGTAGGCGATACCCTCAAGGGGCTTGCCGTTCGGCCCAACATAGGACACCCGGCAGGACGCATACTGCGTTCCGGCCTGACCGAGCGTGTGGCTCCACTTGATATAGCTCTTGTCGTCCTTGGTGACAGTCCATGCAGAATCTTTTCCCTCGTATTCCTTCTGGTCGAAGATGACGATTTTGCCGTCTGTACATTTCAGCGACAGGCCGGCATCATGGCACAGCTGCGACAGGAAGTCGATGTCAGAGCAGCGGTACTGCTCCACACGCTTATACTCCGGGTCTTGCTTTGCAAGAAACTGGGATTGCATACCGTTCTTCTTCGCCATTTCATTGGCGATGCCGGATAACTTGTACTTTTCCCAACCCTTGCTCTGCTTGGTCTGCCGGATCTGGCTGGTATAGGGCAGCCCCGTGGCCTTTATGGTGATGATGTCGGGCGGGCCGGATGCGTTTATGCTGTCCAACTCAAACTCCCCGCAGTCCAGCGCCTCATCCTTCCCGTCAGAGTGCCAGTTACAGGCCGTGATGGTAGCCCGGATTTTCAGGCCGCCTTCACCGCTGCCGGAAGAACTGCCGCCAGATTTACCGGAGATCTCGCTGGCATCGACCCAGCCATAGACCCGGGACGTTCCGTCCGTGTGAATAACATGGTACGGGTGCAGCGCACCCTGTTTGATGATGGTGATCTTGGCCGGGCCAGCCTTTGGTGTTCCGTTTGCCTTTTTGTCGGTAGATGCCTTGTAGTGCGGACCACCGAGAAACTGCACCACGTCACCAACCTTGTAGCCATCAGAAGATGCGGCCGACACATCGCCGTCCAGCATCTTCTGGAGCCAGTCGGTCATCCAAACGCCCTCCCGGTCTTGGAGTTTGATCTGCAGGTCGTCACTGGCATCTTCCTCATTATCGGTAAATGTCAGCGACAGCAGGTAGGGCTTGATGCTGCTGGTGATGTCCACACCGTCAAACTCCACCGTACACTCGGCATGGCGGGCGGTATTTTCGTCGCTCATGTGACCACCTTCTTCCACGGGGGCAAGGTGGAGCTGGTTTGTGTCTCGGTATCCGGGAGCGTCAGAACGATTCCGGCCGGGAACACAAAATAGCCCAAGTGCTGCGGATTAGCAGCCATCAGGTTGGGAGCATAGGCGCAACTGCCGAGCTGCTTATAGGCCACACTGTCCCAGCGGTCGCCTTGCACAGTCGTATAGGTTTTACTCATGCATACCTCCCTCTGAAATCATCGTCCTCTGCATCTTTCACGATTTCGAGGACAAGTTCTCTCAGGCTGTCATTCTGGGCATTCAGGACGTTTTGCAGCTCGGCAGTATCAGATATACCTGAGATATGGTAAACCGGCGAGAGCGATATAGGAACCGTGCTGCGTGCTGAAGAGGAGCCGTTGCTCTCTGGCAGCTCAGCGCTCATGGGGGTAACGCTTGCGCTCTCCATCTCCCGTCTGGTTTCCGAGGCCGTCAGAACAGATTCACCGCCGTTGAAGTAGACCAGCTCCGGGCCATGCTCACCAACGAGGGCAAAGCCGGGAGCCGCATCTTCCGTACCAACAGCATATCCGGGGATTCCGTGGTTGACATTGTAGCGCTCGTTGGAGCCTGCCAGCGCAGTAGAGGCCGCCGAGGCGATTTTGGCATAGGCTTCCTGCACACGGGGCATCATGCTGGATGCGCCATCGATGAAGCCCTGAATCGTCTCCTTGGCGCTTTTCGTGGCCTCGTCGCTCATGTCCATTTCCGATACGGTATCGGCTACGGTCTTAGCGATCTCGTCCATAGAATTGCTCATGCCGGTCTTGAGGTCGGCGATAGATTCGCTGGTGGTATCCTGCGCTTCTTTCAGCGCAGCGTAGTTCTCAACCATTTTGGCGAGGTCAGCGTCCGAGGCCGAGGCCATACCGGCAATCGCATTGACGGATTCCTTGCTGCCATCCGCAAAACTGGCGATAACTTCACTCAGACCGTCGATGTCAGCCGCCCGTTCGTTCAGCTTTTCGAGGTTCTGGTTGTAGTTGTCCCAGTAGGTGATCTGGCTTTGCAGTGCATTGTTGATGGATGCAGCGGAGGTCGAAACGACCTTTTCCGCAGAATCCCACAACGCATACTGGCCGCTGATGCTGCCGTAGGCTTCATCATAGGCATCCTTGTAGGCTGCAATGATGTCCTGAATCCGAAGCTCTGCATCAGAGATGGCATTCGCCACATTCTGCTGCTGCGCTGCAACATCGTCTGCGCTGTCGGCGGCGGACTGCTGCGAAGCATTCAGGGCATCGACTGCGGCGCTGGCCTCCTGATACTCGGCCTCGGCGGCATTGATAGCCTCCTGATCCTGTTCTACGGCGGCGGTGTAGTTCTCGACCTCCCGCCGGGCAGTGACAAGGTCATCCGAGTACCCCATATACTCAGTGCGCAGTTGCTGCACATCCTCGCTCATGGTGCGCCACGGAAGATCTTCCACCGTGCCGTAGGTGAGCTTGAACTGCTCATCCGTCAGGCCGAGGGTGGTCAGCAGCTTATCGTAGGCAGCAGACATGCCGGCATTGGATTTTTCCACCTTTGCCTGCGCGGTCGCCAGCTTGGTTTCGTTCTCAGCACTCTCAACCAGCACATTGTTGTACTGGTCATAAAGGGTGTTCAGGTATTCCTGCCGGGCCTGTGCCTTGGCATCCGCCACATAGGCATCCGTGTGCTGGCGCAGCGCTGCGGTGCCGCCCTTGATGGAATTGGTCTCAAGGTCAATATCATCTGCAAGACTGGGCACCAGAACAGACAGCCGGGCCAGCGTGTCGTGGTATTCGGCATTTCCGTCCGTGTTCCCATTTGTGGCGGCCTCGATGGCCTCCAACTTGCTGATGTACTGGTCCGCAACGCTGGCGGTCGCTGCCATGTTGGACAGGGTGGAATCGTAGCTTGCGCTCGCTTCTTCCATGCTGTCGCCCATGTCACGAGCGGCGCTGGTCAGCTCCTTTACAGGAGGAACGGAATCATCGGAGGATGTTGCTAGAGCAGTTACCACCGTCACCACGCCGGCCGTTGCGACGGCTGCAATGGCGAGAGGTCCAGCCAAGCCGGCAAGGGTGCCCGTGAAAAGCGTTGCGGCCATTTGCGCAGCCTTGATGCCTGCTGCAACTGCGGTCAGGACACCGAGCAGGCCACCCAATGTTACCGTTCCGGCGGCGATGCCACGGACAAGGCCGGGGTTCTCCTCTACAACGCCCTGCATCCAGCCAAGAACTTCAGCTCCGACATCGTACAGGCCGGACATTGCCGGGGTCAGGTCTTCACCGATTGCGATTTTCAGGCCATCCGCTGCGGACTGCATCAGAGTCAGGCGGCCGTTCATGTTGTCCAGCATAGTGCCGGCCATCTTGTCGGCAGACCCGGCGCAGTTGTTCAGAGCCGCAGTATAGTCTGAGAAAGACTGCCCACCCTCGGCCGCTGCTTCGCTGCATCCAGCCATGATGGTTTGCAGTTTGGAATACTGGTTCGTGCCAGCTACCGTCTTCGCAAGGTTGGCCTGCTCTTGGTCAGTCAAGTCACCCCAGATGCCAGCCATGCCGGTGAGGATGCTGGACAAGCTCTGCATATTGCCCTGTGCATCGTAGATGTTTACGCCATATGCGGCCAGCTTGTCGCCGCACTCCTTCGTGTTGGTAGCAAGTCGGGTGAAGATTGCGTTCAGGGCCGTACCAGCTTCGCCACCCTTGACACCAGCATTGGCCATGGTGGCCAGCACTGCCGTCGTTTCTTCGACCGAGTAGCCGAGGGACGTTGCGGTGGCTGCACACGCCTTGTACGCCTCGCCCAGCTGGATAACATTCGTGTTGGAGTGGGCCATGGCATAGGCCATCACATCGACAAAGTGCGAGGTGTCGGAGGCCTTCAGGCCAAAGGCCGTCAGGTAGTCGGTGACAATATCGGATGCCTGCGCCAGATCCATGTTGGCAGCAGCAGCCAGATTCAGCACCGGGCTGATGCCGTCCAGCATAGACTGGGTGTCCCAGCCTGCCAAAGCCATGTAGGACAGGGCATCAGCCGATTCACCAGCGGTGAATTTCGTGGTTGCGCCCATTTCCTTGGCCTTGTCGGACAGGGTCGTCAATTCCTCGCCGGTAGCGCCGGAGAGTGCCTCGACATTGCTCATGGATGCTTCAAAATCACCTGCGGTGTTGATGCAGTCCATGTAGGCATCCCGGATTTCTCCGAGGGCCTTTGAAATACCGACCGTGGCCAGCGTGGCCTCGACCGTCTCAAGCGCCTCGACCGATTTTTCACCGAATCCCTTTGCGCCCTCTCCGGCCTCGTCCATGGTCTTTTTAAGGTCAACCTGCTGGTCTTTCAGCTTATCGACCTCAGTTTCCAGCCGGACGCTTTCTGCTGTCAGCTGCGTGGTATCCACGCCGGCCTCGTGCAGGGCGTTCCCGGTGGCAGCTAAACGCTGCTCATAAGTGTTCAGGGAGGCCGCAGTCTTGTCGATCTGCGCTTGTTTGGAAATCAGCTTGTTTTCCAACGCAGAGGAATAACCCTCGGTCTCCTGAATCTCTTTCTGGATGTTGTCGTACTGTTGCTGCAAAACAGAAAGCCGCTGACGGGTTGCGTCAACGGCCTGCTGCTGCTTCTGGTACGCCGAAATGTCGGATTGTACTTTGTTCAACAGCTGAATCTTCCCCTGCGTTTCCACAAGGGCAGACTGAGCAGCCTTGAATGTACTGGAAAAGCTGCTGTTCTGTTTAGCGGACAGGTTGAACAGCAGCTCCCACTCTTTACGAGCCACTACTTACCGTCCTTTCTCGCTCTCTGGCGCTCGGCAATGAGGTCATTGCTGCTGCGGATCCATTGCCGGAACTGATACAGGGGCATTTCCAGCCAGTAGGGCGCAGGCGTACAGTTGACCTGTGCCATTGCAAGCACCTGTCGTCGCAGCCACACACCGCCATCACCGGTTACAAGTCCGACCTCAGCAAAAAATTTCTTGCTTTGGTGCGGATGGCGTTGTAGTCCCGGATGCTCATAGCACCGATAACGTCAACACCGATAGGCTCGGTACACGCCCGGCAGGCCATGCGGATAAGGTAGCCCGCACTCATCGAGGGGATGATAACCGGCTGATTCAGAGCCGTAAGCTCTGCCTCGATGGCGATGGAGTCATTGCCGGTCAGCTTGCCCCAGTTGAACGTGAGGGATTCGTAGTGCTTGCCCTCATAGTCAAGGGGCTTCTGGAGCTTGTGGGTGTAGGTATACGGGTCAGCAGCGGCAGCAGCCTTTGCAGCGGCAGCCTGAGCTGCATCAAATTCTTTCGGGTCAATAACGGCGTTCATGCTGGATAGCTCCTTTCACGCTCAAAAAATAGGCCGGGACTGCAAAATGCAGCTCCGGCGAAACGGTATATGCGGATTACTTGCCCAGGGCCGCACGGACACCGGCCAGATAATCCACACCGTTGATGTAGCAGATGAAGTTGAGGGGGTCCAGTTCACGCACCTTCTTACCGTTGATGTACGTTGCCCAGTAGCGGACAGCGTATTCACCGGAGCCAGAGGTGGGCGTTGCGGGTGCAATGGTGCCGCCCTTGGTCGATTTGGGCACGACCACGAAAATATGCTTTTCCTTCCGTGCCTCGACCGTGCCCGCAACAGGATCCTCATACTGGTTTGCCACACGCAGGTCAATGCTGTGACGGCGCAGCTCCGACAACTGGACGGACTGCGGCGTGGTGGTGCGGAATTCCAGACCAAGGGTCATAGCCTCCAAATGGCCCAGAATGACCGCTTCGACGTTACCACCGACACCAGCGCCCGAAATGCTCTGCGTCAGAAAGGTAACATCAGGCAGGGTAACTTTCGACATACCCAGATACTCCACGCTGTCCTCATAGACCGCGAAGTTGATAACGCTCTGATCGATTGCCATTGTAGTGCCTCCTTTTTAGGACTGGAGTGCGCTGGTCACATAGTCAGCGTCATATTCCAGCACAAAATCAATTTCCTGCGCCGGAGAGGGCGGGGTCATGTAGACGTGCAGCTTGATTTTGCCCGCCATCAGGCTGGTCAGCGGGTTCTCGTTTTCCAGCATTTCCACACGGGCACCCAGCAGATAGCCTGCGCCCACCAGACCGTTCAGCCAGATGGTGGCGCTATCCAGAATGGTGTCGATGAGACGACGGTTCATCGGCTTGTCGAGCTTGCTCCAGAACGTCTTGATGAGGGTGTTGGAGACGTAGTCGAACATACGGCTGAGCGGGATGAAGTAGTCCTTCACATCCGTGGACTTGGGGTAGCACGCAGTATGGTTGCCCCAAGCGGTCCAGCCGCCCATGAAGTTCAGGAAGGTGCAGATACCAGCAGCATCAACAACAAGGGCCTGATTATAGGTCAGGTTGATGGTGTTGCCGTCGTCGTCGCACAGGCCGTCGATGTGAACGGTCTTGTTGGAGGGGCTTTCATAGGGAATTCCCTCGTTGCCGGTATCGGTTTCTGCAAGGCAGCCCGCCTCGACGGTGGAGCCGTGGAAACGCAGATCACCGAGGGTGCCATTGGGCCAGCACAGGATGGTCTTTTCGGTATAAGTGCCGCTGTTTTTCGCCTGAACCGCAGCGGTATAGGTCTTGGCGGAAATGTCCACCAGAGCCTTGCCGGTAAACATGCCGTTGATGGAGCCAGCCTTTGCGTCCATAACAGCTGCAACGGTGGCATTCTGGGAGAAGCCGGGAGCCATAATCAGGTCGGGCACAATGCCGAACATGGTCAGGCACAGCTCAATCTGCTCAACAGCGGCGGACACATCGGAAGCCTCGGCGGTCTCGCCAACGGGCAGGAAAATGACCGGCTGGCAGGCGCACAGCTTGAAGTGGTAGTACATCACCTCACAGACGGTGTACTTGGCCCAGTCGTCGTCATAACCCAGCTGTTCCTTTGCCTCATCATAGCTGGTGCAGAGCACCGGGAGGCCAGCGGTCGCAGCAGTACCGGTCGCCTTAGACAGCGGTGCGGTGCCAATGACAAAGGGGATGCCGCAGGTTGCGGTGTTCGGTGTCGCCACGGCGGTATCGGCGCGGCTGACATTGATACCATGATCTGCCATAGTATGTATTCCTCCTTACTTGGATTTGGCGAGCATCCGTGCAAATGCAAGGACGGCCTCGCCGCGTGCTTTTGCCTTTTCAGGCGTGGTATGCAGCTCGTCCGCATTGATGATGAAGTCGGCCACACCGGGATATTTCTCGGTGGCAATCTTCACATCATCACGCTCTACGGCCTCCGCAGCAGCGCAGGGGTAAATCGTGTTTTTCTGGATGTAGCCCAGAATGGACGGGCCGACGTAAATAGAAACGCCGGGCTTGCTCTGTGCAGGCTCGGCGTTCACGGTGTTTTCGGCGTTCTGTTCCGCCGCGGTCTTTTTCACCGCCATAATTCAATGTCCTCCGTTTGCTGCACGGTCGGCAGTTTCCAGTAGGTGATCATTTCTCCGGCATAGTAGGGCTTCGATTCCTCGTCATAAGGAATGCTTTCCAGCTTATGACCGGGAGACAGGTCAAGCGCAAACTGATACCGACGCTTTCCATCGGTGCCAGTGCCGCCTACCTTGCGGACTTTGAGCAATTCCACACGAAACCGCTCCATCATGTTCAAGAGAGCGAGGTCGCCCTCCTGTTCATCCGGGTTGTAGCAGCAAAAGATAGAGCGCACAGAAACCACCGTCCGCTCCTCGCTGCCGGGCTGCTGCTCCGTTTCCAGCGGGATGACCCGATGGATGATGTACGGGGCTTTCTTCTTAGCCGAACGGCTGTCGGGCAGCCGCATCAGATAGACTTCCGGGGCACGGTAGGCCTGTTCGGTATCGCCCTGCTGCATAGCCACCGGGAAAATCATGTCGGCCATGATTTTCTCCGTAAAGGCTTTCAGCTGTTCAAGCAAAACAACACTGGTCATATCAGACACCCCATCCGTTCAAAATTCGCGTGATTTCATGCTCAATGCGCTCCTCATAGGTGGATGCCATTTTCTCCTCAATGGAGTCCATGACATTCTCGTTGGAGTACATCATCTGCGGGGTGGCAGGGCCAAACAGTTCCTTGACCGGGAACCGTTTTTCTCCTTGCCGCTCATAGATGCCATAGTGAGAGCCCATCTTTGCCTCGAAAGCGTGGTCCAGTGCCTGTCTTGCGCCGGACTTCTTCACGCGAGTTACCACGCGGCCGCTGCGATCCACCTTGGTATCGAAAACTTTAAGGGGGATGACGCTGCCGCGGTAGCCGAAGTTGATAGAGACCTCGCCATTGCTGCCCCGCTGGATGTTGTTGATATTCTTTGTGCGGTTGGAAAATTCGCTGCTGCTGATGGCATACTCCTGTGTGACTGCCCGTTTCGCCACCGTTTTTCCGGCGGCAGCGGCGCGAGCCAGCGCAGATCCTACAGCACGATTGGCACCTCCGGGAATTCCGGCGAGGAGGGCAGACACCCGGTCAAATCCTTCCTCTGCAATGTCAACGGTGATGCCAGCAGCTACGATGTGCATCATGGTGTCCGTTGTCACATCACTCATTCGTCAATCGCCTCCAGTTCCACCCGCAGCATCCCCATCTCGCAGACAGAGGATGCCACATAGTAGCTGCGGACAAATCCGTCTTCGTCAATGCCCAGCTTGCAGCCCTGCTCCGGCTGCTTCCCGCCGAGAGCTGCAATATCGCAATGCAGCACCCGGCTTACCCGGTATATACCCTCTGCATGGTCACTGATGCTCTGACACACCCGCTCCTTTTCGGAGAGGCCGGTCATGACAATGGGAATATCCGAATACTCCTCACCGTCATAGTAGACCGTGTGCGTTTCTGCGAACTCGTCCAGATTCAGAAAGACGCTGTTCAGGTCTTCCTGCACAGCGTCCTTGAAGCCGCTCATGCGGTGGGCATCGCAGCAGACAGCTCCGGGGCCTCGGTGCTCTCGTCACCTGGAACAACGTCCTCGGCGCAGATAGCCTCGGCGCAGATAGCCTCGACGAGTTCATCCTTGGTCTTGAGCTGCTTGGTTTCGATGCCCATATCCGCGGCCAACTTTTTCAGATTGGCAACAGTCATGTCGTGCAGCTGGTCGGGGTCGAGGTGTGCCGCCTCAGAGCCGTTCTGCGAGGCTTCGGCTGCGGGGGTGTCGTTACCTTCCGCAGTTGCCGGAACGTCCGCAGGAGCGGCTTCCGGGGCAGTGGGCGCAGAAAACGTGCATTTCGCCACACCCAGCCCGATAAGGCGGGCTGCTTCGGCATCGCTGACCTCACACCGCTCGCCATGCGCAACAGTGTGAACGCCAGTCTTGGTGGGGCAGCCGTAGCCACCGCAAAGAATTTCAACAATCATCGGTGTACTCCTTTCAGGTCGGACTTAGCCGACCATGTTCTTGGCGCGAATCCACGGAATGTAGTTCTTGGGTGCAGCCAGAGGACGAGACTTCAGGGCGGTCTTGCGAGTGTCGTTTTCCTGATCGATACTGAACTTCGGAACACGGCGGCCAGAAATGGTGGACTGGATGGTGTCGCCGTAGTTGATCTGAGTGATAGCACCATACATCAGGTGACCGCAGGCCGGAGCCGTAATCAGCGCATCGGTCTTCGGGAAGTAACGCTGCTCTGCGTTGGCGGTGTCGACGTAGGTTTCATCCACGGAGATGAGGTTCAGCTTATAGCCGCGGAAGTTGAGGGTGCCGCCGTAGGTAACGCCATCGTATGCGCTCAGCTGCTGCTCAATCTGACCGATGATGATGCCGGAATTCTTATCCAGCAGACGCTGAACCTTTTCGAGATCCATCACTGCGTCATAAACATCAGCACCCAGCAGCAGGTCGGCAGCGCGCAGGCCGCGCTTGGACAGCAGACGGCACATGGCAGGAACATCGCCAAAGAAATTGCCACCCTCCTCGTTCCACTTGTGGGCGGCAGTGTAGATGTGGTCGTTCTCGTGGCCGGGATTGTAGAAATTCACGACCTTTGCCTCGCCCTTGGTCACGTTGTCGATCATCTCCTGCATGACGCATCCGTTGTCCAGCATGGTCTGTGCGCACATCCACTCCTCGGTGCGGGTGATACGGCCATCCATGTCAGCCAGATCGTTCTGGACCAGTTTTGCGGCACGCTGGGCAGGGGTGCTGTTGGCATAGATGGCCTCGCCGAAGCCACGCTTCGTCAGGTCATCAGAGGTCAGAGGACGGCTCACACCGATGGACGAAGGCTCAAACTCGTGGACCTCGTAGCCCATGCGCTCCATCGGGATTGCGCCGACACGAGGCGACACAAAGGCTGCCATCTTGCGGTCGCCGTCCATGTACTCGGTCAGCACCTTGTTGGAGCTGAAGATGTCGCCCTCCTCCGTGGGAAAATAGCGGTCACGGAAAAAAGTCTGCTTGGGCACAATGCGCTTCTGCACGGCCATCAGGGTATAGGTGTCAAAGAAATTCAGTTCAGCAGGCATTGTTATATCCTCCTTACAGTGCGGGTGCAGCGGCCTTGAAGACGATGCCACCGTTGCGCAGGGCATCCTTCTCAGCCTCGGTGATAGTATGGTCATTGATGGTGACGCACTTGTTCAGGTTGAAGCAGCCGGCCAGATAGATGGGAACGGTCACATCATCAGTGGTGCCAACCTTAACATCATCGCACAGGATGGCGTATGCGGTCAGGGTCTCCGTATCACCGCTGGCAGCGGTGCCCAGTGCCACCAGCTTGTTATCGCCTGCGGTACCGCCGGACTTTGCCAGAATGGTGCCGCGCTTGATGGTGCCAGCAGCACCCAGCTTGCGGAGGGTGCCACCGCTGACAACCAGCTTTGGGTTGATGTCGGCAATCAGGCCGTCATACTCCATGGTGCCGAGAGATTTGCTCAGTTCGCTCATAGTAGTATTCCTCCTTACTTCTTGTCATCGTCGAGCAGTTCAGCAACGACCGCTTCGGCAGCAGCCATGCGCTCGGCCTGCGTCTTGGGAATGTTACCCTTTGCATCGGGCAGAGATTCCGGGCTGCCGGATGCAGACGCGCCCGGAACAGCTTCCACACTCTGTGCACCAGATGCGGAGTTGTCCGCTGCCAGATTCTTCAGGAACTCGTGACCCTGCGCAGCAGCAGCCTTGGCGGCGCGGAATGCCAGCTCGCGAGCATCGCAAGCGGTCTCGCCGTACTTAGCCTCCTGCACCAGAGCGGGGTCAAACAGGCTTGCCACCGAATCGATTTCTGCCAGACGGTTGCGCTCCGCGCTCACGGCTGCGTCAACTGCGGCCTGCGGGTTTTCCGCTGCGGGGGTTGCAGTGGTGGGATTTGCATTGTTTGCCATAGTGGATTGTCCTCCTTCGTTGGACTGGGCGGCGGGTGCCGCCGGTGTATTTGCAGTAGCGGCAGCAGGTGCAGCCGCTTTAGCCATAGGGATGTTGTCGGGCAGCTTTACGCCGGGCATCAGGCGCAGGGCGTGACCCTTTGCGTAGATGGTCTGGCGGTCTGCGCTTGCGGAAATTGCCACGGGCTCGGCATCGTCCAGCAGTTCATTGGCAAAGCCTTTTTCGATGGCCTCCTTGCCCGTCATATAGGTGGTGTCGCCCATCATGTGCAGCAGCACGGTTTCAGACAGGCCAGTCTTCCGCTTGTAGATGGCGACTTGGCTCTTATCCCATGCATCATTGGCTTCCGCAGCCTTGCGAAGTTCGTCAGCATTGAGCGCGCCGCGAATGGGAGTCCAGCACTTGTGAATCATCACAAGGCTGGAAGGATTCACCTTTACCGTATCGCAGGCGCACATGATAAGACTGCCGCCAGACATGGCCACGCCGTCCACAATGCAGGTCAGCTTCGTGCCCTTGGCGGCCAGTTCGCGCAGCCTGTTGTGAATCAGGATGGAAACGCCCGCATCGCCGCCCAGACTGTCCATGCGGATGATGATCTGCGGGCAGTTTTCGACCTGCTGCAAGTCCGACAGGAACTCGCTCTCGATGATGTACTGTCCCGGAATCGGCTCGTCAGTCCACCAGTCGATGGGCTGCGTTTCCACGATTTCGCCGTACATAGTAATATCCGCGGTCTGGCCGTCAGTGCTGGCCATTGCATAACAAGGCCGCAGGATATTCACCTGCGGTGCGTTATTCGGTTTGGGCATTTTGCCTACCTCCCTGTGTCGTAATGCTGGCGGTGGTTTCGATTGCGCCCTCGCTGCCAGCGGCTTTCAGCAGTTCGTTTTCACGAGCCAGCTGTTCTGCGTTTTCGGTCCAGTCGCCGCCGCCCATCTCAAGGGTGACCTGTTCGTGGGTCTTAAAGGCGTGGTGCGTCTGGAGAATGGCTGCATTGACTTCCTTGGCGGGGTCAAGACTGCCCTGCACAGGGCCAATCCAGCGGGCACCGCACCATGCAGCACGGAGCAGCGGGTCATCAAAAAAGCCCGGAGCGATTACTCGCCCACGGGCTACGGCCTCGGACAGCCAAATCTCGTATGCCGGCTGGCAGAAGCTATCCACCAGCCACGTGCGCCGCATCTTGAAACCCTCCCACGCTTCCAGCAGGGCAGCACGGGAGGCGGAATAGCTGGCGTTGAACTCTTTGAGCAACAGCTCGTAAGGCATCTCGATTGCGCCGCCCATCAGCTTGCACAGCGTTTTGACAAACTGCTCAAATCCGGCGGTCGGAATGTTTGGGTTTCCGAACTTGATGTCTTCGCCCTTGGCCAAATGTTCCACCTGACCGGGGCCCATTTCGTACTCGTTCGTGCTGTGGCTGGCATTGTCCATCTGCGGGTTCTCAACAGGAACGCCGCCCAGATCTCCGCTGCCAGTTTCGTTGAACGGAATTGCGTCCTTGGGTGCATCCGACACAATCCACGCCGTGAAGTACGACTGGACAAGTGCCGCCAGCAGTTCGGATTCGGTGTATCTGCGCAGCTGGAGCAGCGGTTCGATGATAGGCGCAACAAGGGGAACGCCGCGGTACTGGTCCGGCCGTTCCGATTCCATGATGTGCAGCACTTGGGGCAGTCCGGTCTTTTTGCCAACGACCTCCACACGCTGCCATACGGTTTCCTCGCTGTTGAGCCACTCGTGCGGATAGGTATTTCGGATGTGGTACGCCACAACGGCACCGCTGCTGTCCACCTCTACACCGTCGAGAATCTTGTTCCCGTTGTCGGGGTTCTTGCCTACGGTGTATCCCAAAATGTCAATCGCGCTGCCGTATCGGTTCGGTGTAGACACCCGGTCGGCCTCCACCAGATGCAGCCGCAGGGCGTAGGGGTGCAGCTTATCAACGTCCCGGATTTTCACAACGGCGAAAACATCGCCGCTCATAAGCCAGCTTTTCAGGGCCAGCTGCTGCAATCCGTAGAAGTTGTTCATCCCCATAGCATCGCAGTTGCGGCGGTTCTCGGCCCAGAGCCGGAACTCGGCCTCAGCCTTGGTCTGCCATTCCTTGGCCGCCTCCGGGGTAAGACCCAGAACGTCCCGGTCGATGGTGGATTTCAGGGTCAGGCCAGTGCCGACCACCTTTGTGCGGTTCGTGTTGATGGCACTTGTGGCGACAGGTGCACTCATGTAGAGCATCCGGCTGCGCTGCCGCAGGGTGTCGGCGTTGTCGTGTATATCGCTGGATGGCGAATTGCTGTTCGGGAAAAATGCCCGCAGCGCACGCCGCTTATGGCTTGCACCAGCCTCGCTGTATCCGCTGGCCTGCGGCGCAGCCGTTGCACGGTATTTCAAAATATCGCCTCCATAACTTTCAAACTAAGCGGACTGGCTGGGGAAAGGAGTGAAAAGCAGCCAGCCCGCGGCAAAGACCCGGATGGGCCGTTACCCAAAATTGTTACCAGTCTCGCGGAATGATCCCGAACGCTTTTCGCGCGTTCTGGCCGTTCAGCAACGATTCCAGTTCATCGACTTTCTGCTCGGCCTCTTTGATTTCATCGCTAAGCTTGCCGAGGTCGAGCCGGGTGAGCTCACGGTCATCCAGACGGTAGCTTTTTACGCCGCCAGACAGCAGCTTGTTGTATGCCGTATACAGGTTGTCAAGCCGCTGCGTGTGGAATTCCAGCCGCTTTTTGATGGTCGTGGTATTCATATCTCACACCTCACCAGTCGTCCAATAGGCTCTCCCTCTTTTTTCTGTGGGAGGGCTGTGGTTGTTGAATGTTTACTGCTGCCGGGGCATCGACCGCCTTTCCACGCAGCCTTTTCAGGGCACGGTCGATGGCATCGAGGTCTTTCGGCAGCACCTTGTAGGCTGCCAAAGCGTAGTTCCGGCAGTCAAGTGCCTCGTTTCGCTCGTGGCCGGAGATTTTCTCCCATTGCCACGGATTGCGGTGGTTCTCTTTGTACACCAGATGTTCGGACAACAGGCCGTTGAAATAGCCCAGCCCGTAGTCATCCCGGCGTGGGAAATGGCAATACCGGGCGCCCGGCTCCTGCACTTTCAAATCATCCATGATGATTTGCTTGCCGGAATCAACGCCCAGCTGGTATTGCCAGCACATACCGACGTAGCGGTTCTGTATCGTGATTTTCTGCTGCTTGGGCGGAGCCGTGAACGGCCTGTCCGAGCCGGGAAAGCCTTTGATGCAGAACACCTTTTTGCCGATGCGCTCATGGCAGCGGAGGCGAACATCCTGCGTGAAGTGGCCGCCCTCGTCCACGAACTTTATGGACACGGGCAGTTCCACGCCATCGGCGAATTTCAGGCGACGGTCGAATACCAGTTCATCAAGCTGCTGCCAGACCTCGTCACTGTCCGGGCGGCCCATGATGATGCCTTTTTCGATGCCCCATGTTTCACCGAAGTGGCCGAAGCCCACGATTTCGTACTCCATGCGGTCATCCTGTGTGTCAACGCCAGCAGTCAGAACCAGCACGCCGTCCGGCAGTTCCGCAGGGTATTCCTCCCTGCGGCCCAGCATGGTGTCCTCGTCCTGCATATCGCCGCGGTCTTCCCACAACAGGCCCAGCCGGGTGTTGTACACGACCTGCATCTTCTTCGTATCGCCCAGTGCGTTCAGGTATTTCAGCACGGTTTCTTTCCATGCAGCCCACTGGGAAACAAAGCTGTTCAGCCAGAAAGAACGGATGCCGTTCTCGTAGGCTGCCGGATTCTCTGCTTGCCAGTGCGCAGGCGCACGTTTCATGGTCACTTCGTCCGAAATGCAGCCGCACTCCGGGCAGAGATACCACACATCGTTGACCTTGTAGGTCTTTTCGCCGTGAACCTCGATGGTGTCATACTCGTACCGAATATCTTCCCAGCGCAGTTCGTGGAATCCCTTGCAGTGTGGACACTGCGACACCCAGCGTTCCATCGTGCCTTTGACGTAGGCCTTGGCGATTGCGCTGTGACCTTTGATTGTCGGGGTGGAAACCTCGACCGCCTTTGCGTTGTAGAACGTGGTCTGCCGGGCCATTGCCAGTTCCCACGGGTCGCCCTCAGTGCCGGCACTCGTAGCCCAGCGGTCACGTTCATCGCCCAGCACATAGCGGATGGGTTTCGATGCCAAAGCGTGCGCCTCGGTGGAGCCGCACATGGTCAGGATGCCGCCGGGGTAAGACTTCTGCAGAATGGTGTTGCCGCTGTCTCGGCTCTTGCTCTCTGCTACCTTTGCCCGCAGGGTAGGACAGTCTCGTATCATGGGAGCGATACGCAGCTTGCTGTACTCCTTGGCATCAGTCTGAACCGGGTGGATAAAAAGGATAGATCCGGGGTCAACGTCAATCGTTCTGCCGATGACATTATTTTCAAACTCCGACTTGCCGACCTGTGAGGACGCAACGACAACGATATGATGGATGCGCGGGTCGGAGAATGCGTCCATGATCTCCACCAGATAGGGCGTGCGGCTGTTACGCCAGCGGCCCTGCTCGGCAGACGCTTCCGGGGACAGGACGCGGTTTTGTGTGGCCCACTCGCTCACGGACACATTGGGCGGGGGCCGGATAGCTGCCACCAGCTTTGACACCAGAGCATTCAGACGGTCAACCGCTGCATTCTCACTCATCGTCGTCACCAGCCAGCTTTTCAGCCCACGCCTTGCGTTCACGGACACGGGCCTCATACTTTGCCGGATCGTAACGGAACATGGCGATTTCCTCGGCTATCTGATTCACCTCGCCACGCATATACTCTGCCACCTCTGCCGGGTCAGACAGAGCAGCCGCATTGATGGCAACACGGCTGGGCAGCGCCATCAGCGCACCCCGGACGGTGTAGATAAGCTCAGAGGTCATAGCGGCCACATCCTCACTGCGGTGCATCTGCCCGGACAGCTCTTTTGCCTCAGCTTGAGCGATTTTCGCTTTGCTGGCTTTGAGCGTAGCTTCTGCTTTCTGCTTGATGTGGTCCAGCTTTTTGGCCTCTGCCGCTTCCTCTTTGGTCAGCCCGCCACGGGCAGTGCTGGCATTGTAGGCCTGCACTGCGTCACCAAGGACAAATTTTCCTCGACTGACGGTGGTGAGCACCCCATCCTGTGTGAGCTGCTGCACCCTGCGGTTCGTGATGCCCAGCACGGCGGCCAGTTGGGTGGTGGTCACAGTCATGTCAGCAACTCTTTCTTTTGTCGGCATTCAGAAACCACCTCCTTTTTTGTAAAACTCTTTGGAAAATCACAGCGAAGTCATTATACAAACCGTAACGAAATGACTGATTTTTCCCTCACTAACTAGCTTGGTTTCGGGGTCGTCGAGCCCGCTCAGTGTGGGGCACCCCCGTCACAGTACCTTTTCGTCACCGAACGAGCCATCGTCGGCCCGCTCCTGTCCGCTGTTGGGCGGATGCAGAAAGGCTTCGACCACAGCAGGGGCATACTCGATGGTACACTCGATGCTGTCCATAGGGACGCTGGGACAGGCGTATACGGTTACGGTGTTCATGGTGTCGTGCTCCTTTCAGCAGGGAATGCTCACGCTTTGAATCTTCCTATAGGCATCCAGACGCAGCTCCTTCTTGTCGCCGTCATAGGTTGCCTCGTAGTACATACAGTCAGGGACGGTGGTGGACAGCCAAGCCTTGTTGTTCTGAAGGGTGCTGCCGCACCAGAGTACGCACACGTCTTTCACGCCGATCTTCTGGAGATGTGCCAGCTCAGCGTTTGCATTATAGAGGCTGGCGACGGCAGCAATGGCGGATGCCACAAAATCATAGTAGTCCATAGTGATGATTCCTTTCCTCGAGATAAAGCCCCTGCCCGCATGAGCGCTGGCAAGGACGATTTCATACGCTGCGGATGACCTGAGCCTTGGAGTATGTGTCGTGGCCCTTGGTCATCATGTTCAGGAACTCGTCTTTGGTAAAGCCGGACAGGCGGAAGATTTCTTCGGGCTTCATGCCCAGCTGCTTGCCGATTTCCTCCACGGTCTTGCCCTCGTCAATGAGTTTCTTGACAATGGCTTTCATCGGCTCCAACAGGTGGGTGCCACGGGCACGGTTGTGGGTTATGGTGCCGTACACGTCGGCGCTCTCGTCGCCGTGGTGGTCTACGACTACGACCGGCACTTTGCCGCCCAGCAGGGACAGCAGCGGCTCCCGGCCCGATACCGTCCAGCGATGGAAGCCGTCAATGATGGTGCCGTCAGGGCGTACCACGATGGGCAGTGTCCAGCCGTTGGTCAGGATAGACTGGATAAGCAGCTTCAGGTTTTCCTCGCTGACCTTGTTGGGGTTGTAGTCGTTGGCGTGAATAGTGTTGCGGTCTACCCACTGGAGGGATGCCAGCGGGGCGAATACATCAATGCTTTCCATGGTTCTGCTCCTCCTTGATGCGGGCGTTGTGGTCGTTGTAGATGGTGGTCCAGAGAATGCGCAGGATACGCATTTTGGGGTCTCCGTACAACAGGCCCTCGTACATGGTCTTGTAGTGCTTCTGCTCAGCGATGCCGTAGGTCTTGATGAACAGGCCACGCCAGTGCTCGATGTGGGACAGGGTGTCCTTGGCGATGGTGTAGCGCTCCGGGTGCAGGAACAGAAGGTCTTTGCAGAGGGCTTTATAGTCCTTTTTCTCGGATTCTTCTTCCAGCTCCCCACGCTTGCGGGTGGTGCGCCGGAACATTTCAGAATCCCAGTAGAGCAGAACGAGGTAGGCATTGGGTTCTCGCCGCTGGATGCGCTCCCACAGGTCGTTGTCCGTTTCAGCTATCCAACGGAGGCCCTGTGTGCCGCAGTCACCGAAGAATGCGCACAGCCGGAGGGCATTCTTTCGGACACCCGCCTCATAGAGCCTCATGTAGATCTCAGGAAATTCAAGGTTTCGCTCCTTGATGTACAGCCACACATCGGAGTCCTTCCAGTCGTAGATGGGATAGAACTTGCCGCCGCGGGTGATGCGCTCCATTTTGGTGTTGGCAATGCACTTGAAGCGGGTCAGGCTTTCCGCCGTGCGCAGACCGACAAGCTGGATGCCGTCAGAAAACGCCTTGGAGCAGAACGTCTGGTAGTTCATTTCCCCTGCATAGTGGAGGTAGGGACTGTACATGATGGCAAAATCGGGCGGTTTGCGCATCCAGACATCTTCCTTGCCCGGCTCCCACGTTATCCACGATTCGGAGCTGGACAGGTGGTCAATGACGGACACCTGCTTGAACGGCAGGCAAAACCACAAGAATTTTGCGCCGACCGACAGGAAGTTGCGCCGCCAGCGGTATGCTGCATCGACCATCGAGGGGTAAAGCCCCTCCTCGTCGATGAACGTCACCGTCAGCTGCTTGGGGTCCAGCTCACCGGAGAGAATCATTTCATAAACGAGGTTGGCCATGCACAGGCTATCCTTGCCGGAAGAAAAGCTCAGGTAGATTTTGCAGCCGTTGGCGAACACATTTCGGATGCGGATTTTCGCAGCCTGCAACACGTTCAGGTTGCTTTCCACTACTTTCACAGGCATATCAGCTCACCACACTTCGGGCAGCGGATGTACCGGTGCTGCTCTGCGCCGCTGGCCGCCTCAGGAACAGCGGTTTCCGGCTCGGTAGGTGTAGACACCTCCAACACCGGGGAGGGCTGCTGCGGAGGCTCGGAGACGGTGGACACGGGCTGTGGGTCGGGCGGCGCTACCGGATAGGTAGGCGCTGCTGCATAGGGGACGTGTTCCTCATTCTGCTGGCGGTTGATGGACGAAATCTCGCTCTCCGGGAATTCTCCGTAGGAGCCAATCATTTCGTCCGCTTCATCCTCGGTGCTGTTCAGCATTTCCAGCAGATCGGCATCCCAGCCCGGGACATCCACATCACCGTCCAGCTCCTTGACCAGTTCCTCGATGGCATCCACATCAGTGAATCCCAGCTCATAGACCTTGTTGTCGGCCATCATGAGCTTTTTCTTCTGAACATCGGTCAGGCCGACCATGACATAGCAGTCACAGGTTTCCCGGCCCATGCGGAGCAGCGCTTCATACAGACCGTTACCGGCGATGATCTCACCGTCCTCGGCCACTACCAGCGGCTTGACCTGCCCGAACATTTCAATGCTGCGGATGTACTCGGTCAACTGCTTCTCGGAATGCCGGCGGATGTTGTGGGCGGGCTTGTGCAGCTCGGACAGCTTCTTTACCGTGATTTTCATCGTGCATCCTCCTTTCGGTCAGAAACGAGGTGCAGGACCACGGAGGCCAGCAGCACAAAGATGATGATGTACACCCGAAGCTCGCTCATCAGCGTCCAGATGCCCATGACACCCAGCGGGATCACGAGCTGCCACGAGGTAACAGTGAGCACGTCAATGAGAAAGCCGATGTTCTCACCGAACACCAGATACTCCGAATAGAGGTAGGTGGACAGCGAGGACAGCGCAATGATGGTGATCAGGATAGCCTTGAGCGTGTTCAGCAGTGGGCTGAAATTGACCCATGTGAGCAGCGCAGCCAGCACCATGTAGACACCGAACATCACGCCAGCCAACACAAAGGACTTTTTCATGTTGCCGTGCTGGGTGCCATCTTCATTTTTGTCGTTGTAGGAGAACAGCGAGTAGTAGTACGGATAAGTGAACGGGCCGGGCAGCAGCAGGAAGCCTTTGTAGAGGCCCGTCTGGATACCGGCAGCAGTCAGGCCGGGGTCGATGTTGACGAATGCACCGTGGGTGTATACCAGCGCGGCAATGACAACGACTGCCAGCAGACCGTAAACAACCACCCATGAAAAGCCATCAGACAGGACGTTCCGAATCATGCCCTCTTTCAGAAGCATAAACAGGAACACAAGGCAGGTGCCGTAGACAATCAATGTGCCTCCGGTGGTGCCGATCGGCGTGTCGCCGAAGATCTCATAGATGCCGGACATCTGCGTCCATGTCTGGAACACGGTCAAAAAGCCGATGAAGTAGAACATCACCTTGCTCTGCATGATGCGCCGGACGGTCGGGATGTACTCCGCAAACAGACCGAAGAAGATACAGGCCAGCGAGTTGAAAACCGCCCAGATGATAGCCGCAGCAGCGCCGTTGTTGATGGCCAGCGTGCGGAAGTTCATCAGGGAGCCGACTCCTGCCCATGATGCAACGATGGAACAGGCGTAGAAAATGGTGGGGTTTGCCTTGAATTTTGCCTTGATTTTCTGATACATGGAAAATCTCCTTCTTTGTGACTGGGCACGGCGAAATGCCCAGCTGCAGCACCTCGGCTTTTCGGGGTGCTACGGTGATGCCGTACGCAAAGGAGCAACGTGCGGCCCGGAATCCTCCTTTCAGGCAATAAAATAGCGGCACCCACCGGGAATGGTGAGCACCGCTTGGCTTGATTTGAATTTTGCATCCTAATCATATCACTCGGAGCGTCCGTTGTCATCTGAATCCATCGGTAAGCTTCGGCATCCATCCGAAACCATCCGACAACGTCCGACAGCGAGTGAAACCATCCCCTTGATTCTCAACGATTTCCACTTTGAATTCAACTTTTCAGGGGGTAAAAGTTAAATTCATTTCAATTTTGAGCTGATTTTGTGTGGATTTCTGATTTGAATTTCAGTTTTGGGGCAAAAATAAAAAGCCCCGCAAATGCAGGGCTTATCGGTCAGTTTTTGTTGAGGTAGTTGTATGCCATCCGGCTGACCCCATCTTCGGTATATCCTTTTCCCAGAACTCCGGCAACTTCGGCCCATGAGTAGCAGCGGATAAACCGCAGTCTGAAAACCAGATACATCCGAGCATCCACAATGCTCTTGCAGTAGGCCTCGACTTTGGGCTTTTCCTGCGCTGCCAGCTCTTCCAGCCAGCGGATGCGCTCGTCCATGTCGGCCAACTCTACAGCCAGATCTCCGACTTTATCCCGGACACCCGGCGTGTGGGGCATCCCGGTCAGTTGTGGGGAGGCGGGAGTGATTCTTTGTCGCAGTCGCTCCAAGGCTTCACGGTCTTTTTCGAGGGTCATCTGAATGTCATAGTACTTGGACAATTCCTGTAATGTCACAACCTACCTCCGTCATAATTCAGCTACCGTCTTGCGGCGGCGCCTCTATTATTTTATCACATTTTGCTGTCGGAAGGTAGACCGGAAGTCCACAAATTATGTGGTCTGCACCAATTTTGCACAGGCCGGGCACAGTATAGGTCTGGCCCTGGGCATCGGTGCGCTGGATGGCCGGGTTAAGGGGTATGTAGTTCTCGCAAGACAGACAGCTCATTCGTCCACCTTCTCGATTTTCGGGAACGGTTCGTGCCCCAGTGGAACGGGATCAAATGACCTGTTTGTTGTGCCCGGTGCCTCACGTTTATTTTCTGGGGCATCTAACCACTGCTGATGCTCGATAGCGTGTACAAGGTCGATGCACGTTCCCCATGAATCGTGTTGCCGCTCCCGGTGTCCAAACGGTGGGTAGGCCAGTTTATAGGCAGCCTCAAACATCGTTTCGATGCAATGCTTCCGTTCGTTATAGACGCGGATGTCGTATGGTTTCTCATAGAGTTTCTTTTTGTCCTCTCCATCAAAGACCAAATCCTCTGTCAAGGGTTCAAACTGCCCCATGCGCAGCCTCATATACTCGTCCACAGCCACGCTGATGATACGCAACTGTTCTTCCGAGATTTCAACGCAGTACTTCATTTTTTCTCTCCCTCATCGCCATCATGATAGCTAACGCCGAATAATGCCGGAATCAAAAAGAACCAAAGCGCCCTCAGATTTCCGGTGACGTGGATTGCGGTTGACACCGCCAACCCCACTGAAATCCACTCCGCTGCATAGATAAGCGCAACCCATTTCATTCCGGCACCTCCTGTTTGCCGTTGCCAAAACTCCGGGCAAATACCGCCCGTTGGATAAAGTCCACATCCTCTGCAATAGACCGTACCGATGAATTATCAGAGCGGATTTCAAAGGAACGGAGAATGAAGTGCTTCAAAGTGTCCAGACTGTAACCTGCGATTGACTTCCCGAAGAATGCGGTAAGGATTTCAATAATGGTTTCCTCATGCCGAGCGAACTCGCATCCATAGACTTTGTGTTCAGGAATAAAGGACACCCAGTAGGTAAACCGAGACTTATCGTGACCGGCTTTCAGGTCAAGGCAGCGGGTTTCGGTTTGCAAGTAGCGGACTGCCCGGTCGGTTATCCGATTCAGCTCCTTTTCCCCAATGGTGCAGCCATCCGGGAAAAGTTCTTCCATGAACTGAAGAAAAAGCTGTTCGCCATTGGCACAATCGAACACGTCATGCCATGTGGCAGCCCATTCGGCCATTGCTTCTCTTTTTTCAAAGAGAATTGTGCAGGCCAGTCTGACAAAGTTGGCCGGAGATTCAACCATGAAATGCAGTTGTTCCATTGTCATATTCAGCCTCCATACACGCTTTCTTGCAAGCCTCACACTTTTTGTACGGCTGTTCAAGCCAGCAGTCGAACAGTAAACACTTCGGTTTTCTGTACTCCGGTGGAGCCTTGCGTCCGTGGGTTTGAGTACGAAACGTATGGTACTTGCACACCTCTTTGCCCCAAAAATCTCCGCCGAATTCGCAACTTTCACGACCCGGCGAAACCTCATGCTTAACTGTGATGGTTTTCATTTTTTCACCTCCGGCGGCTCCAGCAGCGGTGCCCACAGCTTCACATGCCCGTAGTGGCCATCCTCTGCACGGTGGCCATCCTCAATGTGCCACGTCCCGTTTTCGACCCAGCCTTTCATGGTGTGGCCGCTCTCGCAGCACACCCATACGATGTCGCTTATCACGGCGCAGTGCTTTTCGCCGGCGCATTCCCAGCTTTCTTCATGGGCGATTGGCGGGTTCTTGGCATCATGCCATGACATCTGGCGCACAAAGTCAACGACCATCTGGCCGGCCTCGTGCAGGGCTTTGGCAGCAGCGTCTTTGCCTTTGAAGCCGTTGTAATATTCAATCTCGGCCAGAGCGTCCAAATCCGTTGCCGGGTCGATGAGGCGGCAGGCTTCTTCTAGGGTCATTCGATGTACCTCCGCTTGTCCTTGTCCCAGTGCAGCGTGATAGGATTGCCGCATTTGCAGGGAATGGTGATCTCCGGCTCCATGGTATTGGTCTTGCCTTTGGCCACCAGCCCGCAGCAGCCGCAGGCGAACTCATAGGGGACAAGCCCCCTCTCAAGCGAGATCGTAGCCCCGCAGCGGCAGCCTATGGACATCTGCGGAACGTGGAGATATGTACCGAACTTCTTGCCGCAGCAAGGGCAGGTCAGGCGCAGAAGCCCACGTGCGCCGGGCTCCGGCGGGCGATTACTCTTTCTCATGGTCGGCTCCTTTCTCGGTCTGAAACCGAATCACTTCCCGGAACAGCAGCTCATTGTTGTGCTCCGATTCAGTCATAAAGTTGATGTACTCCCGGAACAGCTGGCGGTCATGCTGCTGCCGGCTGGTTTCGCCCAGCAGGGCACCGATAGCCACGCCCACGGCCAGTATCGCAATGTTGATGAAGATCTGATCAGGCATTGTCATCACCCAGCACTTTCTCGATGAGGTCAAAGACCATTTCCCGGTCTTCGGTGGTCAGGAAGTCAGCCGCCATGATTTCAAACTTGAGGCGGTCAGCGTATTCTTTCAAATCACCCATGGTTTACTCCTCTCCCAGCTGGGCAAGGATCTCGTTGCCCTTGTCCATCAGTTCATCCCGCCGTTTTTTCTGCTCAGCCTCCAGCTTTTTCATTTCCGCCTGATATTTTTTCAGGGTTTCCGGCCGGAAATTCTTGCTCTGGCCCATGCGGATTTTTGCGGCAATTTTCTTGTGCTGCTGAACGGTCTGGCGCAGTTCGGTGTCCGTGGTCAGAATCTGGTAGCGATGGTGGCAGCCGGGGCAGGTGAAATACTGCACCATGTAATCGCCGCTCCATGTACTGCGGATGCCGGCTGTCTTGATGCTGAACGGTGTGCCGCAGCGGTCACACTTTACAAGGTCGGTCATTCGCCATACTCCTTTCTGCACAGCTGGAACGCATTGCAGTGGTCATCGCAAGTTTTGCAGCACTTGTCGCATTCAGGGTGAGCAGCTTTGCACTTATCGCAGGGCGTGTCGGCCTGGCTGCCGGAACCATACACCGCAAAAAGCTGGTGGGTGCCGTCTTGCAAAGCCTTTTCGTCATCAGCCATTTCATAGCCGAGGGCGGTCAGCAGTTCATAGGTGCTGTCGAGGTCGTCATTTTTGCGGTGAACGAACTTGCTTGCACCTGTCGGTCCATTCCATTCCGTGCTCCAATAGCCCTCACGACTACCGTCCGTCGCATCGAAGGCAACCGCCAAGAGAATCTTCTCCGGCTCGGTATCGTAAGCGTTGAACATTTTCAGGGCATCTTCCAATTCCGTGTCTTCCCGAATCTGCTCATCCAGACCGATGCCGAGCAGCCGCAACACGTTTTCGTCATCCTCCATGTGCCGATATTCGGTCAGAATCGGGGTGGAATAAGCCAAGATTTCCGGCAGGTGCTTTTTGCACTCTGCGGGAGTCAAGTCCTTCACGAAGTCCCAGCGCAGCTCGTACATGAGCTTCGTAACAGCGGCAAACTGTTCTCTCGCAAGCTGCTCGGTGGCTCTTGCGGCCTCCCTCGCCGAGTTGCTGGCATCCTCGGCTTCCGTATCGCGAGGTTTGTACAGGTCAATCTGATTTTCACTGACCTTATAGACATAAGCGATCTTGTCGGCATCTTCCGGCATGACGACTTCCTTTTTTGTGCCCCACTTTCCGTACGCATTTACATGCTCATGCGTCTGGTAGGAGGCCTGCGAATCTTCCGTAGCGAATTTTTTCAGCTGCTCAATCCATTCGGCCTTTTGGTGCTGCCATTTTTGCTGTTCCAGCGCATCCTGCATAGCCCTGTTGAAGTTCTGGGTGCCGAGGGTCTCCAACACCCGGTTTCTGGCTTCCAAGTCCTCGATTTTGTCCAGCTGGGCGAAGTCAGACAGGGTTGCACCGCGCTTTTCGGCTTTCTTGAAGCTGTCGTGGTTCAGTTCCAGCAGCTTGATACGCCGCCGAACGGTGGACTGTGAGAACCCCGACTTGTCGGAGATCTGCTCCACTGTCTGCCCGAAGTCCATCATCATCTGGAAGCCCTGCGCCTGTTCGTAGACGGTGAGGTCTGACCGCTGCATATTCTCAATCATCATGGTCTGCATCTGCTCCCGCTCGTCCATCTCCACGATGGCGCAGGGCAGTTCGTACAGTCCTGCCTGCTGCGCTGCTGCTGCCCGGCGGTGGCCGATGATGATGGTGTAGTCCTCACTGGACCACGCAGCCTTGGGTGTCCATGCTGCCGCTGCTGCGGCTGCATCCCCACCCTCGTCAACGCACTTTGCGATGTACTCCCGGCTGTT